TAGATTTGTACCTGGTGGAAAAATACTTAAAGTTGCTAGTGCTAAACAGATAAAAGAAAATAATAGAATATCTGATTTAATATTAAAAGATTTAGAAAAGAAAAAAAAGAAAAGTAAGTAATTATGGTAGACAAACCTAGTAAACCTAAAAAGAAAGTTTACGCTAACGAGCACCCTAAATATAAAGATAGTAAACCTTATAGTGAAAAAGAAATATTAGAATTTAATAGTGCTGTAAAAGAAAAGATAAGAGAATGGGACTCAGGAAAAGTAGGATCTAATATGCAGTTAGTTGATAGTAAGATTAAATCTAACATGAAAAAAATTGACCCTAAGAAAAGACGGGTAGATGGTAAACTCACCTACACAGAAGTATAAAGTGATTAAACGAAAAGCTAGAACTATCCCATTTGGATACAAGTTAGCAGAAGACACAGATTATATTGAACCTATACAATCTGAATTAGATGCTTTAGAAGAAGCAAAGAAATTTTTAAAAACATGTTCATACCGAGAGGTTGCTATTTGGTTATCAGCAAAAACGAAAAGATACATATCATATGTCGGACTTAGAAAAAGAGTTACCAGAGATACCGCTGCCAAAGCCAAAGAAGAAAGTAAAGACCAAAGCCAAGCAGTCGGCTAAGCAGGCAATAGCAAGAACACGTAAAAAAGTTGCAAAGGCAGAACAAACTTTACGTTCAGCTAAGATCCATGCAAAAAATGTCAAGGATAAATTGTTAACCATTGACAAAGTATTAGATGGAAAAGAACAGCAGCTTATAACCCAAGACGTAATAGACGAAGTTCCAGCAAACGTACAGGAACATCTAGCAGGTAAAGAGATAATCTTTCAACCTAACAAAGGTCCACAAAGAGATTTCTTAGCTGCATCAGAACGAGAAGTGTTTTACGGGGGTGCAAGAGGTGGTGGTAAATCATACGCCATGTTAATAGATCCTCTAAGGTACTGTCATAAAGAACATCATCGTTGTCTACTACTTCGTAGAACTATGCCAGAGTTAAGAGATTTGATTAATCATTCTCAACGATTATACTCAAGAGCATATCCAGGAGCAAAATGGAGAGAGCAGGAAAAAGAATGGAGATTCCCATCAGGAGCAAAAATAGAGTTTGGTTATGCAGAGAACATGACAGACGTATTACGTTACCAAGGGCAGTCTTACACATGGATAGGAATAGACGAACTTCCACAATATCATTCGCCAGATATATATAATTTTCTAAGATCGTCACTTAGATCAGTTGATCCTAGTATACCAGTTTATATGAGGGCTACAGGTAACCCAGGTAATGTTGGATCACAATGGGTTAAAGAGATGTTTGTGGATCCTATAGATCCTAATACAGCTTTTAACATTGAGGTTTCTACACCTAAAGGAACAAAGTATATAACAAGAAGATTTATACCAGCTAAGTTACAAGACAATCCGTACCTTATGCAAACTGATGATTACTACGCAATGTTATCATCATTACCAGAAGTACAAAGAAAACAATTTTTAAATGGAGACTGGGATGCATTCTCTAATGCAGCATTCTCTGAATTTGATAGGGACTTACATGTTGTTGAACCATTTGAAATACCTAAAGGCTGGCAGAGATTTCGTGCTGCGGACTGGGGCTACAGTTCTCCTGCTTGTTGTTTATGGTTTGCTATTGATTATGATAATAATCTATGGATTTATAGAGAGTTGTATACCCAAAAGATTACTGCAGATGTTTTCGCAAAGAAAGTCCTAACCTTAGAGCATGGAGAATACATACGCTACGGGGTCTTAGACGCCAGTACATGGGCACGGAGAGGAGATGTGGGTCCAAGTATAGCAGAAACAATGATTCAAGCTGGGTGTCGTTGGAGACCTTCTGATAGAACTCCCCGAAGTAGAATAAGTGGAAAGCTAGAAATCCACAAAAGATTAAAGATAGTAAACGAAAAGACTAAAGAACCAGGTATTCGTATATTTTCTAATTGTAGAAATTTATTAAGAACATTTCCTACACTACCATTAGATGATAGTAACCCTGAGGATATTAATACACACGTAGAAGATCACGCATATGATGCACTAAGATATGGATGTATGAGTAGACCTATGCATACAAGTTACGCTAACAAGTTATACGGTAATAAGAGTTTAACAACTAACTTTATCCCCGCAGATAAAATATTTGGATATTAATAAAAGAGGATAAATGAAAAAAAAGAAGTTACCTACCATAGATAAAAAGAATTTTCCTTATGAACTAGCAATGGTATATTGGGAAGACATAGTTGGAGATGCTGGCTGGGCTGAAATTCCAGATATTAAAAATTCCAATACAGCAGTATGTTGTAGCTTTGGATGGCTAGTATTACAAAACGAAGATAAGACTGTTGTTATGGCGGATATTATATTTGAAAACAACGGTAAAATAAAAACAGGTGGTGGTTATACTACTATCCCAACAACAAACGTTTTAGAAATAAAAAAAATAAAACAATAAGGAATAATATGGAAATGAAATTTGACCCCAAAGCTAAAGTTAAACAAGGTGATCTAAGTACAACTCCTGAGGGTAAGCAACCTAATCAAGAACCTGGCAATTTAAAAATTGCTTATGGTAGAGAAGAACATGCTGCTGAAACTCAAGATGGAAAACATGGTTACTATGAACCTAAAAAATTCAGAAGCCAATTAGATGCTAACTTTAATAAGTTGGCTGATGAGAAGGATTACTAATGGCTGATAAAAGTTATAGCTTTATGGAACTTGTGGATGATCCCCAACTTCAAAAAGAAATAAAAGCAGAAAAGAAAAAAAAGTTTGACGAAAAGAATCCACCAGAAAAAAAGACAAAGTTTAAAGAAAAACTTCAAGCTCATTTAGTAATGGAAAGAAGAAAAAAAATGGGAGCTAAGAAACTTACAGACAGTAAGTTCTACGGCTACCAAGGCTATACAAAAAAGGAGAATAGCAATGGATATAAATAAAAGATACAAGCATGGTGAGCTTTCAGCTGATGTGGCTAAAGCTAAAAAAGAAAAATTAGCAATAGACCCTAACTCTAAAGTTACCCAAGGTTCAACTGCTGGTGACAGCAATGATAAGGCAGGTGCTAAATCAAAAGTTGATGCATCTATTTTTAAAATGGCTGAAGAAAGAGACTACTAATAGTGGCTCTTACAGACACTACTAAAGTTTACAGTAATGAACATCCTATTGCTAAAGTTAGAAATCAATCAGTTACTGATAATTTAAAAGTAGCTGATATATCTGGTAAAGATATAAAGGCTTCTAACATGAAGGGATACTCTTCGGTAGATTTAGAGACTGCTCAAATGCTAAGCAATAATCCTACATTAACAGAAGAAGAATTACAAGCTTTAAAGAAAGCAGCTAAAGATAAAAAGAAGTTAGAGCCAACAGGACAATTTACAAAGGTTTAAATGGATAATAACGAGAAGGATAACTACGATCCGTTTGTAGGATACATAAGACAGAAGTTTCAAGAGGCAGAGACATCGAGACTACAAGATGAAAAGAGATGGTTATCTGCTTATAGAAATTACAGAGGGTTATATGGTCCAGAACAAACTTTTCGTGATAGTGAAAAATCTAAAGTATTTGTTAAAGTAACAAAGACTAAAGTACTTGCTGCATTTGGTCAACTTATTGAAGTACTATTTTCATCAGGCAAGTTTCCAATTGGTGTAACACCTACATCAATGCCAGAAGGTGTAGCAGAATATGCTCACATGAAACCAGGTCAACCACAAGACCCACAAGCAAAAGAAGCTAAACCACAAGATCCATATGGTTTTTCAGGTGATGGTGGTGGAATACCAAAAGGTGCTACAGCAGAATCTTTAATGAAAGATCTAGCACAAGAATACAAGAATTTAGGTTTTGAAGAAGGGGACGCCCCTGATTTAAAAACTCAGCCACAGATAGAGCCAGCTGCAATGGCAGCAGCTAAAATGCAAAAAGTAATTCATGATCAATTAGAAGAAAGTGATGCAATCTCAGTTATAAGACATGTACTTTTTGAAATGGCTTTATTAGGAACAGGAATTTTAAAAGGTCCCTTTACAAATGTAAAGAGCCAATACAAATTTTCTAGAGATAAAGAAACAGGTGCATCAGCAATGATGGAAATTCAAAAAGATGTACCAGGTATTGAGGCAGTATCATGTTGGGATTTCTATCCAGATCCTAATTCAACTAATATGAATGATGCTGAATATGTTATTCAAAGACATTCTTTTAATAGGGAACAGTTTGCAGAACTAGCTAAGAAGCCTATGTTCAATGCAGAAAAGATTAGAGAATGTTTAGAGAAAGGACCAAATTATGAAACAAGAGGATATGAATCTTCTTTGTATGATAGAGAAAATGTTTCAACATTATATAAAAACAGATTTGAAGTATTAGAATATTGGGGAGTTATAAGTAAGCAGTTAGCAGAAGAATTAGATTTTGATTACGATGATGAATTAGATGTCGTATCAGTTAATGTTTGGATATGTGGTGGTAAAGTTTTAAGGGTGGTAGAAAATCCTTTCTCACCAAAAAGAATACCTTATATGGTTTGTCCTTATGAATTAAATCCTTATCAATTCTTTGGTGTAGGTATACCAGAAAACATGCAAGATTCACAACAAGTTATGAATGGTCATGCAAGAATGGCAATTGATAACTTAGCACTGTCAGGTAATTTAGTATTTGATGTTGATGAAACAATGTTAGTACCAGGTCAAGATATGAAAGTATTCCCTGGTAAAATTTTTAGAAGACAGAGTGGACAACCAGGTCAAGCAATACATGGTATTAAGTTTCCAAATACTGCTAATGAAAATTTAATGATGTTTGATAGATTCAGACAACTAGCAGATGAGTCAACTGGAATACCCTCTTACTCCCATGGTACAACTGGAGTACAATCAACTACAAGAACGGCAGCAGGTATGTCTATGTTGATGGGAGCTGCAGCATTAAGTATTAAGACAGTTATTAAAAACATTGATGACTATTTATTAAAACCCCTAGGTAATTCATTGTTTCATTGGAACATGCAATTCAATAGTGAAAGACCTGAAATACAAGGTGATCTAGATATTAAAGCACAAGGAACATCTTCTTTGATGCAAAAAGAAGTAAGATCACAAAGACTAATGACATTTATGCAAACAGCATCTAACCCATCGTTAGCACCTTTTGTTAAATGGCATACATGTTTAAAAGAAGTTGCTAAGTCACTAGACATTGATCCAGATCAATTGGTTAATGATCCAGAGAAAGCAGCAATATATGCACAAATAATGGGGATGGCAAATGGAAATCAAACGACTACAAGCAATAGCGGACAACAAAGTCCAATGGGAAATATGGGAGGAGTACCTCCAGGAGCTTCGCCAACAGATCCAACAGGAAATGGAGGTGGCAATATCGGAACAGGTAATGTACCGATGCCAGGGGAAGCTGGTTTTGCTTCGCAAGATCCTCAGTCTAAAGGAAACAATTAAAAGGAATAAAGAAGAATAGTATGGCAAATACATTTGATACATCAAGAGTTGGAGGTGGTACTTACGAATTAGCACAAGATGCTAATGGTAACTATAATTTAAACTCAGTAGGATTTACTCAAGTAAATAAATTAAATTTACCTGATTTAAAAACTAGTGATACTACAAGTGTAGCTGATACAACTAAGAAGGCTACAGAAGATACTATTAAAGCACAGACTACAGAAGTATTTAAACCTGCTAATACATATAATAATGGTGGTGGTCAAGGTAGTCAATTAAACACATCTACACTTAAAGACGCTAAGGTTAACGAGGCTACAGTTAGACAAGCGGGATCTACACCAGCTAGTGAATTTGCAACACAACAAGCTAAAGCAAATCAAGCAGCACCTCAAGAAAATATAGGTACAACACCTACATATCAAGATGGAATTTTACGTGGTCAAACTGGTGTTAAATATAGTAAGCCACCTAGTCTAACTTCTAAAGCTACGTCAGCAGTACAAGATACAGTATCAGGTGTAATAGATTCTGTTAAAAATAGTAAAGCAATAGGATATGCTGCAACAGCATTAGGATTTATAACTGGTGCTAAACCAGTAATGGGTGCATTTAATATGTTATCTAAAGTTGTACCTAAAGATAGCCCTACAGATAAATTTAACAGAGGCTATTTTAATATGGATGCTGCAGAAAGTGGTGGTAGAATATCTGGAAACCCAGCTACTAATGTATTTGCTGGAATGAATGCTGTATCTGCATTTGGGAATGTTAGAAGTGGTGCATTAAATAGAGTTGATAAAAGAAACAAAACTTCTGAAAAATTATCAGGTGCAAAAAAAGAAAACTTTGATACAAAAACAAAAGAATTTCAAAACCAAATTAACGAGTATGATCAAAGTAGAGCAGATAAAAAAGATGCAGAAAGTGGAAATACTAAAACTAATGTTACAGGTTTTGGTAAATCAGGATTTGGTAGAGATACAAGCCAAGGTGGTGGTGATACAGGTGGTGGAGGTGGAAGAGTTATATGTACAGATCTACACAAAACAGGAGAATTATCTACTATAGATTGGATAAGGGATACAAAATTTACATTTAAAAAATTAACTAAAACACATGTTAAAGGATATTTACTTTGGGCAGAACCTACTGTAAAACATATACAAAAATACCCTAGATATAGAAAAGTGTGGAAACACATTGCACAACACAGAGCAAATGATATTGCATGGAGATTAAATGAAGGTAAGTTTGATTTACTTGGAAGAATATATGCAAGTATAGGTGAACCCGTATGTTGGGCACTAGGTAACTTTGTAAGTGATAAACAAATTAGTAAATATAATTTAACACATTGGAGAAGAGTATAATGGCAATAGGACCAGATGGTAAAGTAACAACAACAGGTTTAATGGGTGGACAACCTAAAGTACCCGATGCCCCTGATATGTCATCATTAGGACAAGGTCAGCCACAACAAGCTGAAGTACAGCAGGCACCTGCACCTCAACAAGCAGTTGCACCAATGGCACAAAGACCAGAAATAAAAGATCCTGCAATGATAGAGAAATTAAATAGTCTATCAGATGAGGAAAAACAACAATTAGATATGGTGTTATCACCAAGCCTTTCAAGTATATTAACAAAAATATTACCTGAAGCTAGTGACGTAATATCACAGTTTACATCTGCTGAAGAAAACGTTATACTACCAGTATCAGTCGTAAAGAATTTCGCTAGAAAAAAATACCCTAGCAATACAGAACAAGAATCCCTACAAGGATTCGTTACAGAATTATCTGAGTCACAATCAGATGATACCAATAATGTGCCACCTGAGAATGTACAGGCATCTAACCCTAATGGTATAATGGCTCAAGAGCCAGATACTTTAGAAACAGATGCAATAGATCAAGGTCTAGTATAATTTCAGCCCACAAATTATGGAAGTGAGCTACCCTTATCCATAAGGCACTCAACCTAAAAGGAAAATAATGGAAGAGAACGAAAACTTAACTGAAGTTTCTAGAGAAACAGAAGTTAAACAAGAGACTAAACTATTTAAGAAACCAACTAGTAAGTCAATGTATCAGAAGCATAGAGATGACGAGAGTGATCCTGAAACTGAGGCATTTACTAAAGGGGAATTAAATAAATTTAATCAAGAGAAAGCAGAAGCAGCAACCGTTCAAAAGGACACAGAAACATCTGAAGAAATTGCAAGCTCGGATACCGAAGCTACTCCTTCAACTGAACGCCCTGAAAATGCCGAAGATCGTGTTTTTAAGAAACGTTATGACGATTTAAAAAAACACTATGATTCTACTTTGTTTAAGCACAAAGACGAAGTTAGAACTTTAAGAACGCAATTGGAAACATCTACTAAAGATTTTGTTCCACCTAAATCCAAGGAAGAATTAGAAGCTTGGAAGCAGGAGTATCCCGATGTATATGATATGGTTGAAACTATAGCTATGACAAAGGCTGATACTAGAGCGAAGGAGATGGAGGAGAAATACCAAAGTCTACAAGCTCAACAAGAACAGATTAGTAAAGAGAAAGCCGAAGTAGAATTGTTAAAAGTACATCCTGACTTTACTGAGATTCGTAAGAGAGACGAATTTCACGAGTGGGCTAGTAAGCAAGATCCAGTTATTCAAAGTTGGTTGTATGAAAATACATCTAATGCACAATTAGCTGGAAGAGCAATCGATCTTTATAAGATGGATAAAGGTACTAGTACACTAAATAAAAAGCAGGAAATATCTGTTAAGAAAGAAGCAGCTAAGGCTATAACAAAAACTAGTAAAGCTACAGAATCAGATATTCCCACAAAGAAGATCTGGTCTAACTCTGAAATTGGTAAGATGAGTAGAAGAACGTTTGAGAAGTTTGAAGCTGAAATCGATGAAGCATCAAGAGAAGGTAGGATTCAACCTTAAACTAACAACTATAAACAAAGGCAAACATTATGGCAACAATGGGAAAAGCAGCTGGCTATCAGAATTTACCATCAGGTAATTGGGCACCAGCAATTTATAGTCAAAAGGTTCAAAAGTTTTTCAGAAGAGCATCAGTTGTAGAAGACATTACAAACACTGATTACGCTGGAGAAATTGAAAATTTTGGCGACACAGTAAATATAATAAAAGAGCCGACTATTACGGTGAATG